CTGGACGACTAGTCTGACTCTTCCATGAGGTCAGATGGAAATACTATATCTGGCTCTTTCGCCACCGAAGGTCGTGGCCCTTGCGACTCGCGTAGGCCCGTACCCACTTCAGCGCTCGCCTTTAAGGCACGAGCTCTCCATCTCTCCCACAAGCCATAGATGGCTGACATCGGTTGTTTAACCGCTTCGTCCTTCAACTCGGTTACCCCTAACCGAGATCCGAACTCAGCGATCGCACTCGCTCTGTCCTCCACCACGCCTACTACCTGTTTAAAGATAGCAGACGCTTGTACGGCAAGGAGTTTGATATCGAGACGCTGAAGGTGTTTAAGGGAAGCCCGAGCCTTCTCTTCCGACTCTTGGAACTTCACGATACTTGCGTTAACCTTCGACTCTAGGTACCGTTCTACTGGTGTCGGTAACGGGTACTTCGACTTAGGAGAGTGACGGGCTAAGCCCTTCACTTCCCCTTCGCCAAAGAAGAGCCGAGACACTAACTCATCAACTCTGGCCACCAATGGATCCAGCACCTCAGTTACGAGGGGCTGTGCCCACGAGTTAAACCAGGTCATGGCGTCAGGTCCGTATAGGACAGGCAGCATAGGGCCCTTAGTAGCCAACCAGTCAATCCAAGTCGGACGCGCCAATACGGTCTGAGCCGACGGATGGGACGCAATAACGAGGAACGCGCGAAGGCGAGATGGAATATTCTTCCATTGCGCCCCCACGCGGGCCACGGTACGCATCCCAGCACCGAACGCTAGCGCCACTTGGGCGGCTGTTAGGCTCAATCCCATACTACTGACCCGTTGAAGTGCAGCCACTCCCCCAGACAAGGACGTCTGAGAGACCGACCACAGTTTCCACGGGAAAGCAGCACAGTCTTTGCCTTGCACGAACACTTTCTTAGCAAACTCACATGATAAATTGTCATTCACCATGGACTTACTAATACCGATGCCCATACCCAACCACTTACATAAGCGCTTATACCGGTTAGCGACGGCAACGTCAGCAATGACGATGTCGTCTCCCAGTAAAGCGTAAAGCTTGAACCAACCCTTATGCCCACTTAAATAAGCTGCAAACTGCACAATCGCATGATGCGTAAGCGCAAATACCGCCCACGAAGAGTAAGCCCCCATCGGTTGACCCACCGCATACTTTACCGTCTTAGGAAGCCGCCCCGGCTCCCTTCGCGCGTTAGGTACATGGTAAGGTCTCCCGACGAGCAACTCACGCCACGCAGCTGCATACGTAACGCCGTACATCACGGCCACTACTAACTCTTGGAGCGCAACAGGACACCTGTCCGTCGCTGCAGAGAGATCAAATGAATGGAACACCGCACCCTTCGGAGCCCTTTTCAGGAGCTCGCGAACGGGCCGCTCTTGATGAAACGTCCCATCTTGAGGGATAGAACGTAACACCCCAAACACAAAATCGTGCAACGGCTTGAGGGCGCATTGCGTCCAATAGTCAACAATAGCAAACACGCGCACTTTCCCAGCTGGCTCAACTTTGGTTGCAATCTTACCCTGACGGGCGCCTCTCGCAGAACTCTGCGGGAAGCACTCCGCTTCGGACTCAATTGTTCGCCAGA